TTTGCTATTATTTCTGACACACTTGATAAATACCCTGCCTTTGCTAAAGTATGCAATTGGACAGAAATATCAAAGATGGAGGGTATAACTGAAGAATTTATAGAAAAATACGCCAGTCATCTTGACTTTAAGATGCTATGTCTCCATCAACCATTAACTTTGCGCATAGTTGACAAGTTTGAAAATAGGATTAATTATATTCATCTAGTGCAAAACAGAAACATAACAGAAGAAGTTCGCGCGGCCAAAATAGATAAAATGGACTGGGAATTATTTCAAATGCATCAACCTTTCACTAGTGAATTATTGGAAAAATATATGGATGAGGTAGAGCCAATATACATGTTCAGATATCAATCTCTTAATAAAGAAGATATATGGAAATTAATGTATCCGGCTTTCCGCGACGAAAAATATGCCTTGTTCAAAGGATATCTCGATTTGGTGTTTGAGTATCAAAAGGTACCCGAACAATTCATTGTCAAAATGTTGGCCATAGAGACCGAAATTTCCGCTAAAATCGTTCCTGAGAATAAAGAGCACATTCTTATAGATATGGATCTTCTTGTTAAAAAACAAGAATTGAGTGAAGAATTTATGTCAACATTTTTCGCGGACAAACCTGCATCATTAATGAACGTATTTACTTATCAGAAAATGTCGAGTAAGTTTGCGATGAAGCTATTAGAAAAAAATAGTTACAATGTCCACATGATCAAATGTGTGTTGACTTTCCAAAAGTTAGACACTGATGATCTGATGTTGTTATTGGACAATCCAAATCTTAAAGAAGAATATTTAACCGCTATAGAATATCAAGAATATGACGATAAAACCTTGACGCTGATAAAAGAAAGAATACCTAAAGAATTATTAGATGTGGTAAATAATATTGTATTCTTGAGATGCATTACTGGAAGGTTGAAAGTTGACTGTACTTTGTCTACACATAGACAGATAATGGAAAGTGTAAATTGGAAGTTATTATCCAAAAAAGTACTTTCCGACTTAGAACTAGAAACTTTACTCGATCCGAAGTATTCGAAAAATCTATGTTGGTATTCATTATTGCAGAATAATTTGCTTAGTGAAGACAAAATCATAGAAGAAACCGAAGCAGGAAACATCGGATGTATACAGTGGTGGGCAGTATTATCAACTTGTAGACCAAAAGGAAAAGAGTTTACAGAAGAATTCTTAGAAAAATATGGCAAACGAAAGAAATGGTGGAACATGCTTTCCGATCATTCCGCTGTATTTTACAAAGAATGTATGTCGGCAATAATCAGTGAGTCCAACAAAGACAACGAATTATTACAATTTCTCAGAGATTTCGTTAAACTTACTGACTGGCACGATCTGTTGTCTAAAGAAAATTTACCAGAATGGTTCCTGCGTTTATTCCAGAACTTCAGTAGTGATATTCCACTATTCTGGGGAAAAGTGTGTAGATTGCAAACTCTTTCGGAAGGGTTCATTGCGGACTACATGGATCGCTTGGATATTGATATAATTCTTACATACCAAGCACTGTCAGAGAATCACTTGGAAAATTTACAAGAAGTATTTTGTGATGATCATTGGGATAAGGTGGCAAGATACCAACCACTTTCCGATAGATTCATCAAAAAATATTCTGATAAACTCAATCCATCGATACTCAGACATAATAAATATATGTCCGAAAAAAGTAAATAGAATTGTTGTTAACATTTTTCCATATAATCTAAACACTGAAGTGTGTTTATTTTTTCACATATGGGCGTGCATACAGTAGCGTTGCAGCAAATATTATCTTCAAATATGCATAATCTTCCATCCTTACACTCGTGGATGCGAGGAATATTGCCCCGGTAAAAATGTTCCGAAAAGGAAACGTAAAACAACACTGTGATGATAGTAACTATTTTTAGTACATGCATTTTTCGTTTTTCGTAAACACTTCGCGAAGAGATTGTAAATATATTTACGGATGTAATCAATTTTTAAAAAGTTGAAAATCTCAATATATATATTTCTTCGCAAACAAGTTTGCGAAGCGTTTACGAAGTGTTTACGAAGAGAATGTTAGCCAAAATAAGAAAATCTATTTTTGGAGGTACTCTATCTGATGCGTTCGAAATAGCAAAAGAAATTCCAAATGACAAGTTTCGAGTAGCATTATCCATTATAGTGCTGCAAGATATAGGCGTTGCTAATATTCCACTTGTGCAAAAATGTTTATTATCGGAATATGATCTAGAGGAGATGATAACGGAAATATCTATATCAGAAAGATGTAGGGGATGTTGTATTTTGGCTTGTTGTTTCAAGATGCCTATGTTGGATAACAAGTATATCTTGGAACCATTCCCGGACCGAGAAGAGTCTGATTTCCGCGCTGAGCTAATGAAGGCGGGTACTATGTATCTAAAAGGTATGCATAAAATATTTTGGGAACACATATACTCGAATTGCAAATTTGCGAAAAATGAAGGGTTGCGATCGGCCATGGTATGTGCTATAGATACTTTTCGCAAATGGAAAACTGGCTCTGAACCATTGTTATGGGTTTTCGCCATATTGGTTTGTAAATATATGAATTCCACGATGGAGTTGATAAATTCCGCTAAAGCATGGTGTGTAGCAAAATATAATAAATGTAGTGTGCGAATATCAGACGATCGCGAATGTAGTGCATATTTTTATGCTGAAACTATAAATGAGGAGCTTCCTGTTGTTAATAAATCGATATATACTACAGATACAAGACCTTCTTGTTTGACTATTTATAATAACTTGTGCAAACATACTTATCCAATAGGGAATATTATACCTGCTAAATTTACATATTCCGAACTTATAAATATCGCATCCCCAAAAAAGAAAAATTTCCCCACATTGGATATGTTCGGAACATTTCAAATACCTTGTGCTAGTACTAGTACAAATATAATATGTTGGTTGAACGACGGAGATGCAAAATGCAGGTATTTATTAAAACGTTTTACTAATAAATCCATCGCTGTTGCAACTGCGAAAATAGATAATATGTTATGCGATCTTCATCCTTATTCTTGGTGTGAAAAATCTGTAATCATAGGAATAACTGGCGTTATAGATGATGGAAGAATTAACAGACAAAAAGTTTACTATTCTATTTCGCGAGATCTGCCTTATGGTACTCCTATAGACATTGCTATTCCTAATTGGAGATTACTTCCTATAGCAGACAAAGTGTATCTCTTGGATATTCTGAGATATATTTTCAGTATATCTGGCGAAACTTATGTTTCTATGGAAAATTTAGAACCTAAAATACACAGTGTGCGAAATCAAGTGGCAAATGTAAGTTTTCTAAGCAAAGAATTGGTAAAATGTCTTGGGAATAAAAAAAGATTTATTCCGGAAAGAGAGTGGTTATTAGAACTTCAAGTAGAACCTAAATACTACTCCAGATATTCCGAAGTGATATCATTGCTCTAGAAAATCTTCTAATAATAACATTTTTTTGATCCTTTTTGTAAATATATTTATAAAAAACATTAATCTATTTCCGCTAATTCCTTTATAATTTTGGGAAATAAAACTTGTTGTATCTGTGTCAGCGTGATGGTAGATACAACTTTTTTACGTTTACTATTTTTAATTTCGCATGATACATCGAAAAATAATTTAATACACTCTTCAACGATGTTGGTATAGTAATCAACCATGATACCGTGTATATTTCGAAAATACTTCTGAAAATACAATTACCTGATATTTTACATGTGTGTACTTTTTCCATTACGCGATATATGATCATATGTTCAATTATATAGCATATTATCTCAATAAAATACTATTCACACGCGCTGTTCCGGAGTTTTATATTCTATCTTCAGGTATTCAAATATTTCTTCTTCATTTTTTATTTCTATTTTTTTGCCGGTACTTCTATCAAATAAACCATGTTGATTGAGTAATAACCCGCGAGATTTTGCTACCGATCTCATGCGAACATTAAAATCTCCACTACCTGTTGCAAATAACAATGTATACATATGATCCTCTTTCGTACATATAAATATATCTACTTTAATTCTTGCTTTTTTCGCGGTTGTTAATTTATCTTTCAGCAAGGGTAAATGCTGCAACTCTATAGGTACCAAAATTTCAAATAGAACCGAAATTTTATCTGAACCTCCGGCATAGGGAGGATATATGTATAACATTTGACTATGCTCATTTATTAGTTTCCTTATTTTTTTAACTATAGTGGCATCTCCAATAACTACCAGATCTATATCCCTACTAACTAGTTTTTTTCGTCTATATGATCCAGCTATATTGAATTTTATACCTCTCAAGTATTTATTTAACTCATCATTCACAAAATGTATAATATCTCTAGGTATTCTCTTGATGGGATTATACATTATGTCTATTTTAGATAGGATAGGTAGTGTCTGAAATAATTCATCGGCAGAAAGATAATAGCGGATTTTATCTGGAACTGGGTCCTTGACATTTTTTTTGATTTTGTCGCACAACTCTTTTGCTAATACCGGCCCGACTCCATTTATTTCTTGTATCTGCTCATACATTTTTTGCAGATACATCTGCAAAGAAAAATATATTCACAAAGAGTATATATCTACAAAGAGGATATATCTGCAAAGAGGATAAATATATTCACAAAAATTCTACGAAGAAAAAGTCGGCAAAAAAATAAATTATTTTTTAACTTAATTTAGTTAAAATTCAGAATCGAAGTCATCCCCAAATTCTCCTTCCAGAGTTTGGCGAGTGATTTCTGGTTGAGTTTCTATGGCATCGAGTTCTTCATCAACGTCAGGTTCAATTTTAGTTTCAGCACCGACCATATCTTTCAATTCATCATCACCAAATGTGTCGTTAGGTACCGGGGCGCGTCCGTGAGAACGTTTCACATACAATAATGTTGCTTTACTGGGAAGACTGATACCTTGTTGACTTAGTGATATAGAGTCCATGCTATCAATTCCAGAGACAGCAGATCCATATGTAACAAATTTATGGATGTTGCCATATACAATAGAAGCTTCAACTGGCTCTCCACCAGTTTCAGGAACTTCTATAAAAGTGTTCAATTTGAATGGTGCATCACCTGTTTTTGGGTTCAGTTCAGTGCGTGAAATATCGAAAATCTTATACTTAGGAGGTTCAGTAGTCGAGATAGTTTGTAGAGCACCCTCTCCTGTTTTATTGAAAGGAATTTCCAGTCTGATAATTTCACTACCTTCCTGTAATTTTTCTTTTTTACCAGAATTAGTGTCAACTATTCTTTCAGTTTGAACAGTAGAAGAGATACTTGTCTTATTATGAAATATCTTCTTTTCCGCTAGGAGCTTAGTTATCTTTCTTTCATATGCTTGGTATATAGCCAATTTAGCATCGCCATATCTTTCTTCGATAACTCGACCGCCCGGCTTGCGTGAAAATACTGCAGAGCCTTTAGTAAATTGTAATCTAGCACCAACATATTTCTTCTTGGCGTGGCCAGGTGGATAAATATTAGCGGTAGTGTTCAAATTAGCGAACTTTAAGTTTAGAGGAATGTACTCCCACTTATCGCGGGCTACTTTCTTCAAAATACTGAAGGTCATATATCTTACGTTATTGTTACCTGCACGCACCGAGCCATAGTTAATATGGAAGGCGTCGTCTCCAAATGGATCAGATGGATTTCTTCTTTTAGCCTCTGCGATAGCAGCGAACACTTCAGAAGGGTAAACGAACTTGGTTCCGGACATCTTTGAATACGAATGAATTGCTTTTCAATTTTAATAAAAATATAAAAAACAAATATTTAAATTAATTATCTACTTAGAAGTTATGTATATTTCTAGAAGTAGTAAAATGCATTCGGCAACAATATTTTTCTATATTCAGAGCTTCGAATACAGGTATTAAATTTTGATTTAGATCAGGATCTATAAATTTTTTATCATTATCGGTATCTTGCGATACTAAATATTCTTTGAGAGCTAAAAATGCATCCCATTTACTAGACAGTGAATGACCGCATTCGAAACATCTCATAGGTTCCATTTTTTGTAAACTTGTTTATAAAGAGATTGTAGATATTCTCTATTTATGAATATATTCATAAATAATATCAATTTTATAATTGATAAAAAAAAATAATTCCAGACTTAGTGTTTCTTTATGAACACGAGATAAGTTCTTTCACTCCCATTATAAACTCCGCCAAATTTTGCATCTAGAGTTTTTTCTACTTCCTCCAAACTGGCAGACATTCGAATATTATATGTTTCGCTATGTTTGAACTCTACTATGACATCTCCTTTCCATATAGAGCATTGATATGTTCTGTAGCCATCAAATAGTTCCCTCCCAAGTTTAGCAATGGCTTTTTTATATCCAGCTTCATCAGCTGTATACTCGTCGCTCAATTTTGGGGTAGTATCAAGACCGGATAATTTTTTTAACTTTTGTAAGTATTCTTCTTTCTTTTCTATTGGCGCGTTATTCATTTCACGTACAATGCGATAGAATTTTTCTAGCCATTCTGCTTTAGGTGTTTCCATTATTTTACTTTTACTTCGTGAATGTATTCACAAATATTAGATATATTCACGAAGTAATTCAATTTTTATATTTATACGCGTCATAGTTAACTTTCTTATGGTGAGGCATTTTGACAGGGCCGGAGTAAACTTTTCCAAGATATGGCATAGCATCGTTTAACATTTGTATATGCGGTAAACTTTCAGGTGTCAAGAATCCTTCTCCAGGGTGTTCTAGTAACCATTTTAGAGCTGATATTAAGGAAATCGCTACTTGTATAGTAGTTGGTCCAGAATATTTTATTCCAATTTTAGCCATGTCAGAAGTATCTAATACTGTGCCACACCACCAACTATTTTTATAACCCTTCTCATCTGCTGTTATAAGTAAAACGCCTATCGCATCATACCCATCTCTAATTTCCGGAAGTGATAGTGTATGATATTTTTCTTGAGGGGTATATTTATTTTGTTTCACTTCTGTTAATGATGAACATCCGGAAGGACATGGTTTATACACAAAGAACACACTAGGACGGTAAGTAGGATGACCTATTTCATCATATGTAGTTAGAACATTGGAAATAGTATTAGCTTCACCATGAGGTATAGAACATCCCACGAATTTTTGAAATCCAGACTTATGTCTAGAAGGAGTTACGCTCCATAATCTGCAATCCATGCCTCTTTGGGGCATAATGCAAACATTTCCAGGACCTTCTTCCGGCACTATTGATCCTTTGACAAAATTAGAGTCATCTTCAGTTCCTATACCTATTTGTACTGGATCTAAACTTTCCGCCAATAATCCTTCAGCCGACCAAGTATTCCAAAATACTCCAGGCGGTCTAACTTTTTTAGTTATTTGGGTATCATGTTCAGTGATGTGTATTACCCTGATATTTAATTCTCTCGCAGCTTCTGCGTATAATCCTCTCTGTGCAAAATCCATTGCTTGTTGATTTTGTGAATGCTTAGAAAAATCATCTATTGCTCTCATAGTAAATTGACTTATTAAGCCTGGATTCATTCCTTGATCGGCTAACATACTGGGTCCTGATTTGCCAAATTGCTTTTTGCCAGATAATATTCTTGAGTATAAAGATCTCTCATACAATGCTTTAGGATCTGAATCTATTGTTTCCGGACTTTCTACTAGCCAATCTTCCATACTTGTGTTAATGTATATACAATTCTTTTTATTACACCATTTCATGACAGATAGAGCATCTACGTTAACTGACACATCTACCACTACATCACCTGTTTCCAAATATTTACCCAAGATTTTGTCCATATTATTTTGTGTAAGAGCGGCTCTTAGATGTTTTATAGAATATGGTTTGAACAATGCTAATCTTGGGATTTTTCTAGGTTCTATTATGAAGATATTCTTATGAATGTCAGGGGATAGTAGTTTACATATAGGAATAAGTTCTAAAAATGCACGACCTACTTGACCGCATCCAATAAGTACTATTTTCATATTTATATTTTGTGGAGAATAATTTATGAAAAAATTGGAAAATCATAG